GTGCGGAGAGGCGAACGCTGGTAATGCTTAAAGCCGTTGGGCGCATCGGTCTTAACAAACCACGCATCGGTGTCGGTCAGGAAGTGGTTGACCGTATAGCCCTCGGGAAGCATACCCGAGTTACGGACCGCGTTGATGTCGTTGTCAGCCGTGCCGGGGCGAAGCTGCGACTCCAACAAACGCTCAGCCACAAAGACCAACTGCGGCGGCACGATGAGCTTCATGCCACGCAGAGCCACCTTCATGTTCCGTTCGTCAACAAACGTGGAGATGCTGATGAGAGCGTCCTCAAGCGAGGTCTCATTCAGGTCCGCGTCCGTCGAAGGACGGTTCGAGAAAGTGCCACCGTAAGCCAGCGGGTGGAGGGTGTTAAAGAGCGAAACACCGTCACCGCCAGTCGCCGAGAAGCCATTGTTGAGGACGTTCGCGGCCTTCACCTGTTTGGTGTTGGACATCGAACGAGCCAGCGCCCGCGTGTAACGGGCACCAAGACGATCATAAAGATTGTCTTCCATTGCCTCTTCAGTCAGAGCGAAAGCCAGCGCGATGGTCTCGTGCGAGTACCGGGCCGTATATGCCTCCGTGGCAGTGTCGAACGTGATCGAACTACCTTCCGACTTGGATGGCGCGGTGCCGAAGCCAGTGAGCATGACCTCTTCTTCAAAAGCACGATCAGAACTCTCCGTGGAGAAGATTTCTGCGTGTTCCTGATCGTAGCGGTCGTACTCCATTCCAAATAGAGCCGCGAGTCCCGGCTCCAGTTCTTTAGCGAGTTGTGCGCGTGAAATAGCCATTTTCTAGCCCTCCTTACACGCCAGTCTCGGTGCCGTAGAAATGCTCGTCGATACGAACAATCACATTGGCATTAGCCGAGCCTGTGGTGCTGTTTTCAGGGTCTTTAGACACGCGAACAATTCGGAACTGAGCGCCCGTTGCCGCCATAGTGCCGCTAAGTTCGGCCTTGGAGACACCGGACTGCGAGTTCCCAGTCGTGTAGGAAAGGTCCGCATTATTACCGATATTTGTGGTAGCAACCGTTCCAGCCGACTGTACCAAAAACAGTTGATTCGGGTCGTCATAGACCTGAATCTTGATGTCACTAGCAGCAACACCACCCGGATATTTATTCGAGTAGGTGGGCTGTTCCGACGTGGGGTCTGTATACGAAACTCCACCAGCAACACCGAGAAGGCGATCTCCAGCCGCAGCAAGAGCAACCACGCCGGAGGCCGTCATCTTGACAGCGTCACCTTCGTAAATTGCAGTCGCATAACCGCTAGAAATGCCATACTCAGAGTAACCGGAGGAATCCGGGCTTGAACCCGTCTTCGCTACAGGCCGAAACCCGAAAGGGGCGTCCTGATTAGCCATATTGGCCTCCTAAAAGTTAATCTTCGCTGTTTGGTCCTTTACGACCAAATGAGACTGAGCTTTTCCGCTCAGGAGAAAGTTTGGGCATCCGCGAATCATTGTCGCGCATCCAGTCGTTATCGACTGCTTCCATCATTCCATCCGTCTGCTGACGGAAGTACTCTTCGCGGTCTTCCGCGACTTCCACAGGAACCTTATGGGCGACAAGCCCCCCGTTGCCTACAAGTCCTGCGTACTTGCCTTCATCGACAACAGGTGCATCGAAACCGGAAAGGTCTTCAGCCCTTAAAGGCTCATAACCTTCCCTTTTTCGTTTGAACATATTGTTCTTGTCATCATAGCCCATAACTGACTCACGAATCCACCTATATTTATAGCCTTCAGGAGGTTCCGGGAGATCAAGCGACGATGACGGTTTCCAAGCCTTTTGACGTACTTTCTTTTCTCTGGTTTGGTCTTTTCTCGAACTGCGATCCATTATGCGTTCCTCTGCAATGCAATCTTGCTTTTCAAATAGGCTTCGTCAGTAACTCCAAGCCTTCTCGCAACTCTGCGCTCACCTTCTGAGAGTGTAGCCTTCTTTTTAGAATTAGAAGGATTGCGATTTACGCCAGCAACACTCTGGGACATTCCATTACTTTTATCAGAAAACTTGTGCGGAAATTCCTCGCGCATAATCCGGTCAATCTCCTGATAGTAAAAATCAGAAGTCGGATCGACGCCGCGAGAAACCAAGTCATGGTCAACCGCCTGAGCCGCCCCAGTCATAACAGCATCACGGCCAAACCACGGATTCTTCTGCGCCCACTGGACGGCTTTCGGATCGGGCTGTGACGGCTGATATGCCTGCTGCCTAGGCTGCTGCTGAGCTTGCTTGGGACTTGGCCTAGAAAGAGATTTTGCCCTGATCTTTTCGGCGCTGACCTCAGAAATCTTTGCAGTCAGATCGGCAACCTTGGCGTAATCGCTATCCTCGTAAGCATCTTTAAGCTGATCGCGAAGAGCCTGCTCTTGGGTCGTTAGGCGGTTATTAAGCTCAGCAACATAACCCTGATCGACAGTCTGCATACGAGCCTGCATACTTTCGGTCTGAGCCATAAGGCCACGAGCATAGTTGTAAGCGTCCTGAGCCTCCTGAGAGAGCTTATTATTGCGCTCTTCGGCAGTCTTGGCGCGAGCAACAAGCTCATTGATACGCTTCTGAACGCGGGCACTGTACTGTTCGTGTTCGCCTTCAGAATCATCTGAGGAGTCGTCAGCTTCCTGCTCAACAACCTCCTCGTCGTTTACGTTTTGTTCTTCGTTCTGATCTTCAGATTCAACGAAACTCATGGGTTCCTCAAGCGTGTTTGATGTCGTTGGGGTCTTGGACGACGGCAAGAATCTCGTCGTCATTGATAATCCGAAGCTCAGCGCCATCGATCTTAAAGCGAGAGCCGGAATATCTGGCGGTTATGACGTAATCGCCAATCTTGCACCAAGGATCAGAGTCCCCAAACTTGTCAGGGTCTCGGAAGCACAAAGGCCCCATCTTGAGAACCTTGGAGCAAACCGAAGCATACTTTTCCTTATCAACCGTAGAATCTGGCAGCCAAACACCGCCATCGGTCTTCTTCTTTGGAACAATCGGCCACACAACTATGCGCCATCCAGTAGGCTCAGGAAGCCTGTCAAGGGCGCTCCCGGTCGGTGGCGTGATGTCCGGGTCGTTGATGTAGTTGCCAAGAATCTTGTCAAGATTAGGCATTTCGGTCTTTTCGGCGGCTTCCGCCATTACTCATCCTCTTCATCTAGGTGTTTGAACTCTTTCTTCAGAAAACCCTCAATAAGCTCATAGGCCCTTATTTTGCCTACAGCGCATTGATAAGCCTCATACGATTTGGCATTGCCAGCAGACAGGTGTTCGGCCTGTGCATCGCGTTCTTTGCGTAAAAACCTGTAAAGGCTTTCCGCGAGTAGAATCGCATCCATTACAGCCTCTATATTAGGACTGTAATGTTATATATTTATTTATAAAGTCGCGTCAACACACGAATACTAGTGAGTATTTGTGTTACCAAGTAAAAGCTGGACCTTTGTCTCTAGCTCAACAACCTTCACTTTGAGTTCTGCCTCACGCAACAGGCAGTCATAGTAATCACGGCGCAATTCCGCGATTTCCTCATCAATAGTTTTACGAGCAGCGTTTACGGTATGTTCTCTAGAGGCCATCATTTCTTGCCACCAATCTTGCTCTTAATCAGGTCTCTGACGCCGAAGCTGGCGGCAAATACCGTAAAGATCAAAACCTGAAACCACTCAGGGGCCTGACTAAGACCATTAAGTCCAGATAAGGCCCACTCTTGAGTCCAAGGAAGAAACACCAAAGACATCACCACAACAGCCCAAATCGTCAATAGCTCGTCCTTCCAGCTATTGGCCGAATTGTTAGCCATGATTTGGTCCCAGTCGATGTCAGCCGTAGCTTTCTTCGCCTCAATCTCCAAGCGAGCAGTGTGCTTTGCTTCCGTGATCTCCTGACGGCGCTCGATCCATCGAGAGCCAGTCTCAATCACTTTGGAGACAATGGGACCGCCAAGGATTTTCCCAAGGACCGCAAACATTACGCAATCTTCGTCGGAAGCTGACGCTCCATAGCCCCACGACCACGGGCTGTAACCTTACCCGGAGCATTCGGCACATTGGTTCCCAGAACCTGACCGAGCGGGACTTCGCCCTGATACTCAACCTTCATCGAGGTATCAACACCAGCCATACGCTTGGGCATCTTGCCCTTCAAACCAGTATCTTCCATCACGCACTCCTTTTTTTGCGAGTCTTGGCAATAATAGCAGGGGGATTTTTCTTTAGTTCCGAAAAAGCCTTCTGAAGTTGGGTTTTCTTAGCCACGACCAATTCTCCCCACAAGATTTGCCGCAATACGCTCACGAGCAATGGCACTGCGCTCACTAATGGCTCTGTTCTGAGCCTCAACACGCGCCACATCAACCATGTTCTGTGCAGCGGCCTTGGACGAATCAAGCGCAGACTTCTGCTTGAACTTCTCGCCCTCAAGCTCAAGTTTGCGGGCAGCAAGCATAACCTCTTGCTCCCTGATCGCCACAAGTGGGTCTTTCTGCTGTGAAGGCTCTTGAGCCTGAGCAAAGCCCTCAGTCATTGCCGCTACAGTTTCCGCAATCCTGTTCTCGATCTCACTTGCAAGCGCAGCCTGCTGTTCCGGCGCAATCATTCCGCCCTGAGCCTGCATAAGCTGGACGACCTGTTCCATCATCGTGCTAGTGACAATCTCACGGGCCTTCAGACCAAGGTGCTGCATGATGTGGGCATTGACGTTTGCCACAATAGTCGGGTTTGCCTGAACAATCGGAATAACCATAAGCGCCATGTGTGCCTTGATATGGGCATCATGGTTCTGACCCTCAAAAGCCTGCGCCCCCATGCCCTTGGTAAAGTCATTGTTCTCAAGGGCTGGGTCTTTCGGCTGCGGCTGCGGAGGCGGCGGCAGAAGCTGCTCAACATCACGAACATTAAGAGCTTCGTACATACGGCGATAAGCCTCATATACACCCTTCTCGCCGTGAATCTGAGGATTAGACTGAACCATCTGAAGAATGTTCTGAGCGAGAGCAACGCGCTGAGACATGCTAAAGATGTTGGGGTCTGAAACAGGAATGATGTCAACTCGGCCATCAAAGTCGGTTGATTTAATGACCCTGTTGATGTTGCCTAGGTTATACGGGTACTCAGGCGGCAAGTAGCGGCCAAGAATGTCTGCAAGAAGGATGAACTCTTGCTTCTGCGCGTAGTGGCAACGCTTATGGATGGCCGACATGACACGAGACCCGCGCTCGATAAGAGCAACGGTTGTCCCCACCGGGGTTTCGTTGTTCATGTCGCTGAAACTCTGGTCGGCAAGCGAAACGAACCGCCTGCCGTCCTGAACCAGCAGAGAAAGAAGCTGAAGCAGAGTCTGGCTTGGCTCCTTAAAGGGCAACGGCATAATCGCTTCACGAAGACCGGCAGGGGCATCAATGTCCCTAAACTCACCCGGACGGATCGGGTTCTCTTCCTCGGCAAGCTGAACGCCACGCTGCTTGAAACCACCCGGAAGATTGGCAAGAGTCCCCGCGTCAATTAGCTGACGCAGAATGCTCGTAGCCCCACGGGCAAGACCGCCAATCATGTGCGGAAGGCCAAACCCGTAGAAACCAAGACCCGGAAGGAACTTGTAGTGAATGAAGTATTCAATCTTCGTAAATGGGTCTTCGGGGTAGTAATTCCGGCGGATGCTTAGAATCTCACCAGAGCCTTCATCAATCGTAACAATGTAAGGCAGAGCGATCCCAGTTTCTTCACCGTTTTCGTCACGATGCGGAAAATCAGGGAGATCAATGAACGCATGAAGCTCATAAACAATGAGATTGTCGTCGCTATAACTCGGATGAACGCCTTCAAGACTATCCTCCTCATCTCTGATGGAACTGCCATATGTGCTGTTGTCTGATGGCAGGACTTCGACATCTTTGTAGAAATTGATGAACTGTAGCTTTTTAAGCTCATTCATCGGCATGGAAATACGCTGGGCAATGCGCTGTGCGCTTTCCAAGTCGGTTGTCCCATACGGGACAATAATGTCTTCAGCAGGAACAAACTTGCTGACCGGCCTCGTTACCACGCGGTCGTAGTACGTCTTCTTGAAGGCAGAGCCGCTCAGCGGGAGATAGAAAAGGAGCATATCCATCTCTGGATCGTATTCCTTCATCTCAACCGTAATCTGGTAGTTCATAAACTCGGCAACGCGATCAGCCTGAGCTTCAATTTCCGGGTTTGAAGCGCCAACAATCTGGGTCCGAACAGGACCACCAGCAGGCATAAGCTCCTTGTAAGCCTGAGCCTGAAACTGAGTTACACTTTCCGCAAGAAGGGGATGGGTAACGCTGCTCGCGCCCTCAAACGGGAAGTCCCTAAAGTCCTCATACTTGATGCCCAGAGAATCAAGGCCCTTCCTGTAGGTCTCTTCCCATTCAGAGCGAGAATCTAGGTCGCCCTTAATGTCTCCAAGAAGTTGGGCCGAAAGCGCCCCAAGAGAGGTATCGTCAAGAAACTCAGCAAGGTTGGCGTCAAACGGGATTTCCTGCTCTGAGGGCACTTCTTCCTGATAGAAAGAAACGCTGCCGTCAGGATTTTCTTCCGCGATCATGTCTTCGGGAAGTTCGACCTCTTCTTCCTCAATGACCATCCCCATAGGATTGTCGAGGGTCTCTTCGTTCTCTACAAAGGCCATCAGTAATAACTTCTCGATTCACGCCACGCGGACGATTCTAATTCATAATCCGTTTCAGACCTGATGAAACCACCCTGCCTGAACCGCAAAATAGCCTGAGTTGTGCTGTCTACCAAGTCGTCGCTGTCGCCAGCAGGAAAGGCGGCACACTCTTCAATTAACTCTTGTGCAAACTTGTTTTCGGGTGCCCAAACAAGGCCGGATTCAAAAACAGCAGCAGCACCATGAGCGCGGGCTATCTTATCATTACCTCGGCTAGGAGTGAAATTGGAAACTGGAAGCCCGATTTTCCTGAGTTCATGGGTTAGAGGTGTCCCGGCAGCTTTCGCCTCAATCAATATCATGTCCGGGTTCCAGTAATTGTATTCATCATATGCCCTTTTCTTTAACTCAGGGAAGTCCAGACGCTCCTTCCAAGAGTCCAGCAATATGATGCCCTGACCTTCATCTTGGTCAGTAAATACACCCCAAGTGGTGCAGGCACTGTAGTCAGCCTTGGCCTTCTTTGAGAAAGCTGTGTCGTAGCTTTGGAGGATATAGTCGCATTCCGGGGGGTTCTTTTTTTCCCAGATTCTCCAGTACTCTCGCTTCAGGATTGCACTTTCTTCAGCAGAAGGGTTCTGCATCCACTGTGCAGACCAAGCCGCAACGGTCAAAGATGCCTTGACCTTCTCTAGCTCTTCTAAGTTCCAGAACTCGGGCCAGAGAGGGTTGTTCGTTTCCGGGAATATGGCAGGAAACTCAACAACCTCCCACTGATCCGCCTTCTCATTGGACTGGTCCTTCAGGAGGCGTGAGGTCAAGTCCCTATTGCCCCACCTAGTCATAACAAGAACAATCGCCCCACCCGGCTGAAGGCGCTGTCTCGGACCACTGATATACCATTCATAGGCCGCATCTAAAGCAGTGGCGCTCATAGCGTCTTGCTCAGAATGCGGGTCGTCAATAATCAGCAGATTAGCGCCACGACCTGAAATGGCACCGCCAATACCCGCAGCGTAATACTCACCGCCAGCGTCAGTATCCCATCGCCCGGAAGCCTTACTGTCGCTCCGCATATGGACCTCCGGGAAGATCGCCCGGTAGTCAGACGTATCAACCAGATTCCTGACCTTGCGACCGAATCTCACAGAAAGGTCAGCAGTGTGAGTAGTCTGGATGATCTTGAGCTTGGGGTTCCTGCCGATCATAAAGGCCGGGAACAAATAGCTGGCAAATTCAGATTTTGTGTGCCTTGGCGGCATATTGACGATTAACCGCCTAAGGCTTCCATCAGCGATACGTTGCAGTTTTTCTGCATAAATCTGATGGTGCTTGCCCATAACGAAGTCGGGCCAGACAGTCTTCACAAAAGACATGAAGTCTTCGCGACACTGATCTTTGTTCTTTAGCTGAACCAGCGCCTCTTTTAGGCGCACATACTCAGTTAGCTTATCTGGCGAAAGACCAGAAAGCACATCAGTTTGGGCCATTACACAACAAAGCTGCTGATTGGCACCGTGACTCTACGCAAGGGCGGAATGGGGCTTACAGACGGCAAACCTAATCCGGCATAGGTCTGGTAAACCGGCGGAACATACGCGGGCGCTACTGCTGGTGCTGCCTGCTGGGGATCGCCAAGGTCAGGATCAATATCATCTCCGGTATCAGGCGGCGTCATCTGATCGATGATGTAGTCAATCTCTGATTGAGAGGGAATGCCGACCATGTCCATGTCTGGATTGCCGAAGTCGTCACTCCCACTAATATTTACTGGGACATACCCGCCCCTGCCGGAACCGAGAGAGCCGCCAACAAAAGAGCCAAGAGGACCCAAAAGGCTGCCCACCGCCATTCCAAAAAGACCGCCTCTGTCAACGTATGTCCCCCGCGTCATGGAGCCCGTCGCTGGGTTGTACACGGGGCCCTTCTGGAAAGGCGTGAAAGTCTTGATAAGGCTGTTAAAGAACCCCTTGTTTAGGTCTTCGGCCTTTGTTAGCTCATCTTTACCTGTGACGACATTGCCTGTGTAGTCTTTCACCAAAAAATTATACAAGTCTTGCCGTGACTTCGCGTATTCAGGGTCTGTCGCAGCTTTTATGCGGGAATCATAGTAGTCCTTATAATCTTGATCAGTCATCGGCCCAGTGCTTGTGCCAGCCCCATCTTGTGCCTGTTGGGATTCTTGCATCCCAACCGGTGTGCTTCCGCCGCTTGGCTGGGTGAATGACATGACATCTTGGTTATCTTGTTCAGCTTGTGCAGCTTGTGCAGCTATCGCGGCTTCCGCCATCGCGGCATCGGGAGAGAACGGATCCGGACCTGACACGTCAGGTGCATTAACTCCGGGATCAGAGCCGGAATCAGAGCCGGAATCAGAGCCGGAATCAAAGCCGAGAGCAAGGCCGGGATCAAAGCCGAGGTCAACGCCTACATCCCCACCAGACTGATACTGCGGGACCAAGGAGCTAATGCCCTGCGGCATCATCGCCTGAGGCATTGCGGCGTTGCTCAGCGTTGCCATCGAATAGTTAAAATACTCGCGAGCGCTGGGGTTTCCTGCGGGCAGCGACGGGGCGCTCTGCATCTGCGCCATAGCAGATTGCGCTCCAAACATTCCGGGCGGTTGGCTAAAAGGTTGATTGTACATTAGTTTACCTTACAATGCTGATCGACTGCGTTAGCAACAACTGCATAGGAGCGGCGAGGTGACAGACCTTCTGCCCACTGAGCTTCAAAAAGCTATTGAAGCACTAAGACGCAACGAATTCAATAAAACAAATACTGCAAAAGAATTGGGGATACCCAGAAGTACCCTTAGGGATAGATTAGCTAGCGCCGAAAGACAAGGCGCAGATATCTGGGGGGCTTCATTTGACGTTACTCAAGAGGCAAAAGGACACCAAGACCTTGAGGAGCTTAAAGAAAGAAGAAGGAAGGAGTGGCAAAGAAAAAAGTCTTCTACTCCTGAAATTCTTAATGTGTCTGTTAAGCTCGACGGCCCTATTGGGCTTCTGTTTATGGGTGATCCTCATGTTGATGACCCCGGCACTAACTTTCCTTTACTTGAAAGACACGTTGAAATCATTAACAGGACGCCTGCTTTATTTGCGGCAAACTTAGGCGACATCAGTAATAACTGGATTGGACGCCTTGCTTCACTTTACGAACACCAAGCGACTACTTCAGCGGAGGCTTGGCAGCTAACGGAATGGCTCGTCACGGCTGTTGACTGGCTCTACATCGTTGGCGGCAACCACGACCTATGGAGCGGAAGTGGAGACCCCATAAAGTGGATGGTGCAGAACAGCAACACGGTCTACCGGGCGCATCAGGTCCGCATTGCCATGAATTTTCCCAACGGCAAGGAAGTCAGGGTGAACACCCGCCACGATTTCCCCGGTCATTCGATGTGGAACACGGTTCACGGCCTTGTGAAGGCGGCAACTATGGGCCACAGGGACCATATTCTTGCTGCCGGTCATAAGCACACATCCGGCTATGGGATGGTAAAAGACCCCCTTACCGGGCTAATTAGCCATGTTGTAAGATGTGCCGGGTACAAGGAGCTTGATGAGTATGCCGCCAAGCTGGGACTGTCGGATGTCAATATGTTCCCCAGTTCCGTTGCGATCATTGACCCGGAATACGACGATAGCGACCCGAGACTAGTGACAATGTTCTTTGAGCCAGAGGCTGCTGCGGACTACCTGACATGGTTAAGAAAAAAGAGCAAATCCGCAAATACACCCTCGAAATCGAGGACGTAAACGGCACGGATGTCTACCATGCCGATGATTACTTTCTCTCAGAAAACAACGACATCTTGACGGTTAGGGTCGGCAAGAAATCAATAAACTTTCCCACCGCCGGGTTACTCTCTTGGTCTGTTCAGGAAAATGAAAAACAGAATGTTGTGTCTCTCCGAAAGGGCGAGCAGAAAGGCCCCTCTGGATTATGTGGTCGAAATAGACGTTCCAGAAAACGAGATGACCATGACAATCCAGAGAAGGGGAATGCCAATGGCAAGCGAGGCGGACCTAAGAAGCCTCTCAGGGATGTTTCAAAAAACAAGAAAGTAAAAGCAAGTAGTGCTATAGTCCCGGCGAAAGAGGCTGAGTGACATGGCAGAGTCATCGAAAAAAGACGCTTGCTACAGCAAAGTAAAAGCAAGATATCGCGTATTCCCCAGTGCTTACGCATCCGGGGCTATTGCCAAATGCCGTAAGGTTGGGGCCAAGAACTGGGGCAACAAGGCCAAGAAAATGGCTGATGGTGGCTCCATGACCAAGGGATGCGGTGCTGTAAGGCCCAGCAGACGGAAGCGATACAAAGAGTTCTGATGGACGAGTTCGTGAATCTTTGGCCGATTGTATCGGGCGTTATTGTGGTTGCGGCTCTTGCTGTTGCATTCAGGGCCGAGATCACTGTGCGTGTCCGTGTTCTGGAAGAGAAAGTCTCTGAGCTTTTCCAGATCATCAATGATCGAAAAAAATAATGGCTATCAACCGCACAGATATGTCCAAGCAACTCAAGAGCGGGGGCCGGGTTCGCAAGACCAAGAAGGGCGCTGCGCTCAAAAGGTGGTTCAAGGAAGAGTGGGTCGATGTCCGTACCGGAAAGCCCTGCGGTCGTCAGGAAGGGGAGAAGCGAGGAACGCCGTATTGCCGCCCCAAGAAGCGGGTCTCCTCAAAAACACCGAAGACGGCTGGGGAAATGAGCGCAAAAGAAAAGCGTTCGAGGATCAGACAGAAGACGAAACTGGGGCAACCGGCTGGTAAGCCCCGCAGAGTCGCCCCCCTGAGGAGAAAAAAGCGTGGCTAGTAGGGTAAGAGAGGCCGCTTGGCACCCAATTCCCATCAAAAAGAAGACTTCGATAGGGAATAGTGTTCGTTCACGGCCAAAAAACAAAAGCAAACTTAGGAATTGGAAGAAATACAACGGTCAAGGGCGCTAATTGGGCCATTTTCCGTTTTTTTCTCGGTCCAATCCAGAACCCTAGCGTGACAGATTAAGGAAGACCATCCCGGTTTCCTTCAGAAACTCCCGTTTCATAGTAGAAAAACGCAGGACCATAGCGGTTAACTCCGGGGAATACTGCATGGCCCGCATCTCTGCATGGTGAATCCACCACTCTCTGGGTTTCAGGTTCAGGTGTCCCGGCATGGGAACCTGACTCGCGGTCATGATGAGGATGCGACCGGCATTGCCGCAGACGGTATCTAGGAATTTACCGGCGTGTTCTTCCGGTATGTGTTCGGCTACCTCAATAGACCAGACCACATCGAATGGTTCCGGGAAGGCCACAGGAGCCTTGCAGAGGTCTATCAGAGCGATGTTTGGGGGTCCGAGTACCTCAGGGTCCACATCGATCCCAAACGCCTTAAAACCGGCTTTCTGGGCCGCTATGACCTGTCCTCCTACACCGCACCCCACATCTAGCAGGGTGCGGCATCCGAAGGTCTTCAGGAGGGACAGGGTGCCTACGTCAACATGGGTGACGTTGTGGTGTCCTCCAGCATAGATCGGGGTCTGGTAGCTCATTCGAGTGTCTTCAGTTCTGCGGCCAGTGAGGCGTATCCTGCCATGTCGATGTAGTCGTCTTCGTTGAAGCTGCCGTGCTGTGTTCTGGCGACCTTCTGAAGGAGGTTAAGCATCGCAACATCGCTTTCGCTGATCGGGCCATTTCTGCCATGCAGATAGATGTTCCAGTAGCGCGAGATGTCTGCAAACAGGGCAGATGGGTTGCCGTGGGTTCCCTCTCGGTCTTGAGTAACCAAACGTAGTGCCCGCTTAAGGATTTCCTTGCGGATCATTTTGACTCCATTTTATGAGTTGGAAGTTTTCGAGTGGTATTGCTGCGACTGGTTCTACGTCTTGCCAGTCATTGCGGTCAACTCTGCCGCCCTTTTCGTAGCTGAACTGGTTGCACAAATTGACAAATCCCAGTGAATCAGTCCAGCGCACGAACAGGATTGACGGCAGGGCCGTGGTTTGGGTCAGGCGTCGTGCGGCCAGAATCTTGTCGAGAGAGATGATGTAGGTAGGGTACCTTTTCATCTCGTTCTTGCGGCATTTTATTTCGATCCAAGATCGTATCTCCGAACCCCTGACTGCTGCGTAATCCAGTCCGTACTTTATCGGCAGCTTCATCATTTCTGATTTGTACAGCTTGCCGAGATGGTCGGCGACCTGACGTTCGTTCGTCAGATCACCGGCCCGCTCATAGAACGGCCTCATGGGATAATCCTTTCTTCAATGCCCATACCCTAATTGTAGCACAAGGCTTGCGGGTCAGGGAAGCTAAGGCTGAAGAAGTGTGTGTCAGGCCCGTATAAGTATTTCTATTACGGGACTGACACAGACTTCTCTGAGCGAGGCTCGTGCCCGCGCCAATTTGCGGAAAGCTGAGACACGCCTCAAGCGGGCGCAGACGTTGCACAAGAAATGGAAGAAGACGGTGGCTTACTACGACAAGAAGGCTGCTGCGGAATAGAGATTGTGCTATGATTGGGGATGTCCAAGTTGTTTCGAGGGGACTGGGTCAGCAGGCTGATCCAGATTGTTACCGGCGCGTCGGCAGCCATTGGCGGCGTGTGGGTTGTCATCGATCAACTTGGCCTCCTTCATGGAGACATCCTCACTTGGCACCCGGAGTACTTCGAGATTTCCGATGGCCCGGTGAGTGGGGAGTTTCAGGTTTCGGTAGCGCGGGAGAAGCACCGGGACGACTGCACTGTGGAGGACTTCGTGGTCGATGTCCGGGACAGCAAGAACATCATTCACAAGGCTACGCCCTCGATTTCAAAGTTCATGGGGCCAGCCACGCACCGCATCGATACCTTTGCCTACAGGATTACCATAGACAATCCGGGGGATGTCGCTCCCGGCGAGGCCACCCTAGTCGCCTACATCTACTACGACTGCCCCGAAGGGAAGGTAATCGTCAACTACCCGGATCATCCCAATACACGGTTTGACATACGCGAAGATTAGTGTATCTTGGTGCTGTCAACAGTCCAGATCAGCATCCAAGCCGAGCGAGCCATTTGACACGAACAGCAGCCCTATAGAGCGAGTCTTTTGGAGGAGTCCCTTGAAGGCCAGAATCCATGTTAACCAGCACATCATTCGGTCGAACAGAAAATCCGGCCTCAAGGAACCTACCCTGACCATCAAGACCAGCAGGAAAAACATCAAAGCTAACAGCGTGAACATCGATGGCCCGTGCCAAATCGTCTACAGCCCGGAAAAGCCACTCTCCTGCGGAGCAACAGTCTGGATCGAAACAGACACAAGACACATCCAGCAAGTCGATCATCAAGAACCCCAATGGGATGTGGATCGAGAGGTTCAGGAAATCTTGGGCTTGGGTTCCGACTAGTGCTATAAAATAGGGATGTACGGCATCCGATCATTGCAGAATGGGGGCGCTCCCAAAAAACTTGGGAAAGCGGAAAAGTACATTCCACCGGAGTTGCGCCCTCAGGCGGGTGCTTTGGTGGACTTGATTAAATGGATCAAGAGCAATCCCTATAGAGCAGCCCGTGACGTGGCAGAGAGCTTCGGCCCACAGGCGGACATCACGGGGATGGTTGATTCGGCGCAAGGTGCGATGGAGAATCTCCGGGAGGGGAATATCGGCGCTGGCTTAACCGACATGGCCTACGTCCCTGCGAACATGGCGACGTTGTTTTTGCCGGGGTCTGCAAGTGGCATGCGCCGCGCCGCAGAAGGCTTGGGTGGTGGTGTAGGAAAGAAGGCCGACGACCTCCCGATGGACGAAGCCTCCCGCATGGAGGTGCCCCGGATGAGACGGGACAATCCGGGGGATGAGTGGCTTTCGCGCAAGATAGAGGAAGCTGCGGAGAAGCGGGCTACTTCCGGGGAGTTTACGGTTGGCGGCACCCTCGGGGGCGTGGATGGGGTTACGGGTTATTTCAATGACTACCTTAGAATGCGACCTGAGGCTCTGCGCGACATCAAGGGCGCGATGGGTGAGGAGCGTTTTGCCGGTGGCGAAAAACTGCAACGGCTTCGCGAGAGCATTGAGCGGGAGGGCTACAGGGATGACAGCCCTATTTCGATTGCCGTCAGAGAGGACGGTACTCCGTTTGTCCTTGAGGGCAATACCCGTATTCAGGAGGCGATAGAGTCTGGACGGCCCAGCATACAGGTTGAGTTAAAATATTTGCGCGGCGCAGAGGACGTTGACGGCCCCCTATCGCCGGACAAATTGCCGGATTTTCTGGCACCGGACGATTTACGAGCCTCAGAAAGAGCGCAAGAAGCGATTCGCGGACAAGCAGACCCAATAGAACAAGTCGCTAAAGAATCCTACGCTTCCGAATAAACACCGAGTAAGTAACCCAAGAAAGGCTGCGCCAAGAAAGGTTGCGCCACGGAATGGGGAATCTCGATTTTTCCTAGGGTTATGGGTGGGGGATACGCTACGCGAAACCCGGTGTGTCAAGCCCCCAGAGGGGGGTGCCCGACTTTTTTTTCGCCCCGACCCGACGGGGGCTAGGGTCTTAGGGTACCTTGACCCCAAGCCCCAGCCCCTCGGTTGGATTAGAAACCTAGTTGTTGGAACGCAATCCAGAGTCCATAGAAGCAAACGAAAACACCGCATGGAATGTAGATCGACATTGCAACCCGGAAGATGAGTCGGTTGCGTCGTCTTCTGGCTCTACTGTTCATATCTAGTTCACCTTCGCCCGCAAAGTCTCGGCCTCGCTGCGGAAGCCCCGCTCGACTGAGCCGACGCCGGGTACGACATGGGAGCCGTGGGGTAGATCGCGCAGATCAGGTTCGTATGCCTTCGCGGTTGCTTCCGCCGCCTTGAGTTCGACCTCAAGGTGGGCGAGACGGTCGCGGACGCTGCGCGGCGCGTCGGCGATCAGGGCGCGGGTGATGGCTTCGATGTCGCGGCGGGCCTGAGATGCGGCTGCCTTTGCGACCAGCCACTCGCGGGCGGTGGAGCCGATGCGGGTGGACAGCTTGAACTTAAAGATTTTCATGACTTTTCCTTTCGGGTTGTTGGGGGCGGACACCATGCCCGCCCCCGGTTGAGCTTAGATCGATGCCAGTTCCTCTGCCGCACGTGTCAGGCCTCGGTGCATACAATCGACCGCTTCGTCCAGCTTGAGTTCGGCTTGGTCAAGATCGGATCGCGCCTCTTCGAGATTGGAGCGAAGTTCGCGCTGCCCGGTCTCAAGGCTGTCGATCCGGTCCTCTAGGTCAGCCCAGACGTTGTCCGCCTTGTCCTTGTTAACCCAGTTCACCAACGCCGTGACGGCGCTGGCGATCCCCTCAAGTTCGGCAAGGCGAAACTCAAGGCGGCGGTTATTACGCGACAGTTCCTCGATCTGATCCCCGCGTTCCGCGTAGGCGGAGGCGAGTTCCTCGGGCGAATAAAGGCCGCCCTGCGCCTGTATCATCTTGTCGTCCATCTTGGTGTCCTTTCGTTTATCTCAACGCTCATCGTTAAGATGCCCGCATCTTAATGCCCTGAGCCGGTGGCTGTCCATTACTTTTCGTGCACCGCCATCACTTTCCCTGCGGGTGTTGCATCTGGGCAACAATCGAATACAAGGCCCATTTCAGGCCCGTGAGCGCGATCTTGGGTGTTCTGGCGGTCTGGTGCCTGCCCGGAGAAGAAACCATCCAGAGGCCCGTTCCCGGCCCCCAGTGCCCATACCACCCAATACCCATACCGGCCACCATAAGCCCCGACCCGACCCGACCCGACCCGACCGCCCCGACCGCCCCGACACCATAGGCCCCGACCCGACCGCACAAAAGAAAAGGGCCGCACAAGGCGACCCCTTCCCCGACTATGTCGGCCCGACTAGGCGGCGCGGGCCATGTTCTGCAGCACCAGCACCCAGTCCGCCGTCCTATCCTGACGGCCCTCGGCGAGCGCCAAGCTATCCTGCGAGCGACCCCGGCGGACGGTGGGCATGTCCACGACGTTATCGCGCGGCGTAGACCATGCCGTAACGGCGGAAACCAACGCCCACAAGGTTTGACCCCGATCTTCGCTTTCCTGCTCAAAACCGGCCATTAGCAATTCAAGCTCGTTGCGCGGTGTGCGCTCGGAGACTGGCCGTTTATCCTCAACCTTATGCTCTTTGACCTTGAGGCCTTTGAGCAATTCGCGGGCTTGCGTTGCGGTGATGCGGGTTTCCGCCCATCGCCTGATGATCTCGGCTTGCTCTTGAGCCTCGGCCAGCGCAACCTCGACTTGCTGGGGCGTGACACGGAACAAGTTGTCTTCAGCATAGCGGGTGTGCTTGGCGCGGAAGGCCTCCACTTGGGAATGAAACACCATCCCGTTGTCGCAAAAACGATCAAACATCGAAACGCCGATGCTAGTGCCGGTGGAGCCGTCGTAAGAGGTCCGCAGGAATAGTTCAAGATCGACGCGGGTTGCGTGATGCTTTCCGGGTTGCCGGATCTCAAAGCCATGGTCTGCCAGAATGTAGCGGGTACCCCAACGACCGCCAAAGCGACCGCCCCGCACCGGCTTCACATCAAGCTGGCCATTATAGCCCGCGCCCCGGATTGCGTCCGTCACGACATCATGCGCGATTGCGTTCTGCAAAACGTGATATGTCGGCGACACGACGCCGACGCACTTCGCGTCATCATACAGGCCAACATGGGCCGCTTCGTTGCCGTGTTCGTCAAACAATTGGCGGCGCTCGATTGGCGCAAGGAACCGGGCCAGAACCGGATCGGCAGTAACCTCAGTAGCGCGGGCGGACCAAGGTGACAGGTTCACAATGTTGCTCATTTGGATATCCCTTTCATGTGCGGGCGAAATTGCCCAACGCCAGTATATATTTCCCTGCACAAGAAACAACATATATTCCCCAGAAAATAACACGGGGATGTTCACCTTTTGTTCCGCCCGGCTATGTTCACCTTTTGTTC